AGAAGATTAAATCGATTGAAGACGGATCCGAGCTTATGGATTATTATCTTCGAACAGGTGATATCTTGTATCATTATTATGATATTCAAGATCAAATTCAGCAAGGAACTGCAACGTTTGCTAATAACAAGGCTAAACCAGGATCTATCTTGGCGATTTTGGAAGAGGTTGCCCAAGAGGAGGGAAATGAATCGGGAAACGCGGTGATTGATCCATCCACAACCGGATCAGAAAAGAAGAGTTTTCAGAGAAATCAGTTGTTGAACGATTATTTACAAATGGAGGATCCAGCGATGGGGCGTAATAGCGTGGAAGAGTATGATGATCCGTGGACGATATGTGAACGATGTAGTAGTGAAATGAATATGTGTTTGAATGAAGCCAATCTTACCTGTCCCAAATGTGGACATCAGGAATTTATTTTGATTGATAGTGATAAACCATCATACAAAGATCCGCCACGCGAAGTATGTTATTATGCCTATAAGAAAATTAATCATTTCAATGAATGGTTGGCGCAGTTTCAGGCCAAAGAGAGTACAGAAATTCCTGCAGAGGTATATGATGAGATTCTTGTTCAGCTCAAGAAAGAACGTATAACTAATATGAGTTCTTTGAAACCTACTAAGCTACGTGAGATCCTTCGAAAAATGAAATGTTCCAAGTATTATGAACACATTCCGCATATCATCAATCGCCTGAATGGTCAAAATGCACCCTTCATGTCCCGAGAAGACGAAGAAAAATTGCGTCATATGTTCCGTGAGATTCAGCCATCTTTCAAGAAGCACTGTCCAAAGGGGCGTCGCAATTTCTTGTCCTATGGATATGTTCTCTACAAATTCTGTGAGTTGCTGGAAATGGATGAGTACTTGGCGTGTTTTCCCCTGTTAAAGAATCGTGATAAGTTGTATTTACAGGATAAGACCTGGGAGAAAATATGCAAAGAAATGCATTGGGGGTTTATCAAGACGTGTTAATACTGGAGAAGAACACAAGAGCGTCAAAGATCCAAAATAAAATCAGTCGTCAGTACAAAGATGGCGAGTATCGGTGCAGAGTTTATGTACCATCTTGTGGTGAATAATATTGCACCGATCATGGCATCCAGTGTAGCAGGAATCTACACGGGTTATTTTTCGGGGAGGAACGCTCCGACTCCTACGTTGGTTCGGTCGGATATCGACGATGAGCGTGAACTGGATTTGCTTCAGATGGATCGAATGTTAAAATGGATGAGTCTTATTTTTGAGGAACAATTTCATCCTGTAGAAGATACAACTCCATTAGAAGAAGAGAAAGAAGATACCCATAAAGCATATAAGAAAGAGCTGTATAGCATTTATGTTACGATATGTTCCGATTTCAGGCAATACCAAAACTGGAAAAAATACAATTCGAATATCTGGGTATTTTCCTCTTATCGGAACAAAAATACAAAGGGTCTCGCTCGAAAGATTTTAGGAGACATCAAGCTATTTCACGAAGGTCTGAAGATGTTTTCGATGTTTGAGAAGCTTTAATGAACTTCATAAAATTGATCTGTGTGCACATGATGTAAATAGTTAACCATGCGAGCACATCTCCATTTCTTAGAACAACGTATGGCTTCGCTGAAGAGTATTTCCATAAGATTTGAATATTATTCAGCGATTCATTTATCAAAACTCCATCAAATTCGCTTTTATGCCTACCAGGATATGCCTGACGGTCATAAACGCGATGCAGGATTTCCTATCTATGACAAAGGTGTTGATCTGATTGACGAGACATTTCGTCATATTGTCCAAGTCAAATATTATGGTCCAAAACGTAAAATTGGCTATGGACATCTGGCGACATTCCTTGGAACTCCCGTTCTGGTTGGACGAAAACATCTGAATCTAACCCTGGTTCGAACCAATCATTCCAAGCTTCATTCAGAAATTCAACAGATTGTTCAGCGTGGGGACCTAACGGATGTTCCGCTATGTCCGCATGAGTTCTTGAAAACTCTGTAGAATGTAATAACATAATATCCAGAAATATGAAAATTATGTTATTTTTAATGATTTAAGAAAATATATGCACTAATTCACATCCGTCCGAAAATGGGTAGATTTTAATGCATTGGGAAGCCGACAAGGTTGGCACCCAGACCGAAGCCGGCACCCTGGCGGGCCGTAACACCGACGGAGGGCGAGACAGCATCCAGGATGGCGAAGACGACCGCGGCGAGGACAGCGAGGGTCGCGACCTCATCCAGTGGCAGAGCCTTCTTTGGGATAAAAATGGCCGCCGCCGCAATAACGAGACCCTCGATCAAGTACTTAATGATGCGATTGACAATTTCAGCAAATCCGTAGCCCATCATGTTTCTATACTTCCTCTCAAGAAAAAAACTCACTATGGGTGTAATGATCGGAAAGCTGTCGGGGAAGGGGTGTGGGGAGATAGATCGCAAAGCGATCGTTATATCCCCATATTGAGTTTAAAGCATCAGATCCTCAAGATCTGTAGAGATGAGTACCGACACCGTAATCGAGGATTTTTTGGACGAAGACACGGAGATTCCAGGCCAGCGCTACGTGCTGCTGAGTTTCCTCAGCCCGGAGAAAGTTCTGGATAAAAAGGAACTTTTCTTCTTCCAAACGTTTCTCAAGACATACGAGATCGACTGGAAGATAAAGAATTTGGAGAAGTTTCTAGTGGACACCGTACAGGGTTTGAATGCGGATCTTGATCAAAAAGCGAGCGAGCTGGAGAAGAAGGAGCAGTTCGATGCTGCAGAGATTTGCCGTAAGAATCGTCTGCGTGTCGATGATGTCCTGACCAACTACAACTCGTTTATTCAGAAGAGCCGTAGCGATCTGACCAAGACCAAAATTACTGAGGCCTATGATGACTTTATGTATGCCAATAAGTCCAAGCTGGAAGAGGAGTTCTATGCGAAGAACGAGTTCCGTACTTCGATTCGAGGAGTCAAAGTTCGCGGTGTCTATGGTAATCCAAAGGAGGCTGAAATCAAGGCGAAGAAGCTCCAGGGTAAGGATAAGTACCACAACATCTTTATGGCGGAGGTAGGAAAGTGGACTCCATGGGACCCATCCCCGAATGAGATCAAGGATCAGGAGTACAACAACGATCAGCTCAACACACTCATGAAGAAGTACAAGGAAAACGAGGATAATCGTGAGCAATTCTTTGAGCAGCGAACGAAGGGTTCCAAGCAGGTGGTAGGTGCATCGACGTCAAGCTCTTCTGAATCATCATTTGACAGCATGTTCGGTGCATCAGGTGATCTGGCGATCCAGCGTAAGATTGAAAAGCCTGTCATGACGGTCGAGCAGGTATCGGATACACAGGAAGAGTCAAAGAACGAGATCGTAAATCCTTCAAGCTCCGTAGAGAATCCACAGTAAAAGAAGTCATTCGTTGTTAAAAACAAAATAGAATATACAGTGTATCTTTCGTTTCGTTTTTATGAAAAATATCCAGTATCTGGAACTGCACCGCCAACATGAACGGGAACACAGCTCTGGGTCAAACCATCGCAACGGGTTCCTTCAGGGCATGGCTGTCCATTCGCTGAACGGCAGATGTAATCCGTGTTTGGGTCGGGGCGATACATCGACTCCATGGATGATGCTCCCGCTGGAACCTGAACCGCATCCCGCGATGCAGATTGTACGTCTGCATGTGGATTCTCAAATCCGGAAATGATATAATGAGGCTCCATACGATCAATGTAGCGAACAATCATCGGGAGGATCGCCACCGCCACAACAAGTAGCAAAAACATCGCACCTAATCCCATTGCTTTGTGCTGAGCCATTTTCTAGCAAATGGTGAGGTTTTATTGCTGGATCAGGGCATCATCGGAAGATCGGAAAAGAGTGGTAAACGAGGGGCCACATCAGACTTGCAATATCCATTGATGCACCGTAGACCCGAGGGACATGATGGCAAATCGACACCACAACGTCCTGCATCTACGAATCCGTCCATTCGAATCATAGATCCATATACCTTATATAGCATCAATGCGATCATAACAATAATTACAATGTAGATGGTTGTTTTACGATTCATTCTATTTATACGCATTAAAATCTCTTATTGACACTGATGGCAGGACCCTTCAGACGCTGTGCACTTTGTGGATTGAATTCTTCGCCGCCGCCATCCTGATCCTTCATTCGTGCCATCATTTCAGATTGACGCCAAAGTTCGGGAGCACCCATCTTGAATTCGCCGTGAATTTCCGCCTTGTACCAAAAGATCGTGTCCTCCATTTTATTGCTCTGCGTATTGTTATTAATGACCAAACATTCATAATTCTGCGTACATTGATCCATCATTTGACAGAAGAACTCAAAAGATGGAAAGGCTGATCCGTAGTTTTGATAAAGACGCTGACGGTTGTTCATGTAGGGTTCACGCAGAATGAAGACATAATCGACGTTTGTACGAAGAGCCGGCTGAATACCAAGAGGAAACTGCATGGTAATGATGAAGAACACTTTGAGCCAACGGCCGTTCATAAAAAGATACTTGATGTTCTTGTCATGGGTCCACGAATCATCATACATACAATCGTCCAAAATCATAAATGCACGAGGATCAATACTCGAGGTTATCCCTCTTTCTTGATCTTGTTGGACTTTCTGCATAACCAGTTTCTGTCGTCTGACAAAGTTAGCTAGAATGACAGGGTTATATTCGCCGTGAATGAACATCGATGGAACAATCTTTTTAAAGAAACCGTTCGACTCTTCTGTTCCTGAAATGACACATCCCATCGGCAAATCCTTGTGATGAAAGAGCAAATCTCGAACCAATGTGGACTTACCGGTACGACGACGACCAATAAATACTGCGACTGCATCTTGGGGAATGGATTTCATAACAAACTTCCGGAGATTGACATTCACACCACCTTGTGCTGCCATTCGTTTTCTACTACCTGTACGTGATTTGTCGTGCGATTTAGAAACACGTTTGTAAGTCTTTCAACCAAGAAGATGAGAGGAGTACTGAAGAAGCTTCAGAGAGATCCTTGTCGTGCACATGAGATATCAGACAATGAGCGTTCATCATTTTCGAACTACTCCCATATCCAACGTTATTTTCCTGCCCTAGATCTCTTTACTATTCCTGATTCAGCACTATCTCATAAGAATATGGAGCTTCCTACCCAATATCAAATCGACCAATGGATTTCTTCTTCGAAGCCTAGATTCTGGAGTGCTACTCGCAGAGTCGCCGGATCAGACGAAAGTCATCCATCGGAACCATGTGAAGTCTTCACCAAAGTGGTTCATTTATTGAACCCGATCGATATGATTAAAGAAAAATATGTATGTCCTGATCACCCTCTTCTTCCACAAAGCGAGAAGACTTGGAAAAACACATTGCTGAAACTGCATAGTCATAACAATCAGGCATATGTGGATGCAGTAGCTAACTTTGTACTAAGTCGATTTCGTGAATTGGATTTGACACCGCATTGTATTTTGTCATATGGGTCGTTTACAGGAATTAGTGAGAGTTATCAATTTAACATTTCAGGCGAATACGAAAGTTATCGCCAGTGCCGCTGGTTCTGGAAGGGTATGCAGTCGCATAGTGCACGTCTTACTGTGTCTCATCCCAAGATCGATCGAAAGGATATTCCACACTTTGATGAATTCTATCAAGAAATCACCACATGCCCATTTGATGACGATGATTCCGATGTGGAGTTAGAGATTCTTCCCATTGATGACGTGGTGGATAATAGCGATATTGAATCGGTAGAATCATTTAGTTTTGATACCATTGATGAATCAGCTGAAAATTCTACTAATATTTTTGAGATCAATAAAGCCATTACGAAGCGAACTTCATTAAAGCGTGATTCTAGTCGATCCCCTTCTCCTTCAGGGTCCGAATCTGGTTCGGAATCTGATTCGGAATCTGGATCTGATTATGATTCGGAGTCGGACGCTCCTGAGCTAGATATTTGCCTTCAGATCCCAAATATGCCCATTATTCTTATTGCTCAAGAGGCTCAAGAGGGTGTTATGGATGATTTATTGGACGAAGATGAGATCGATGGGTTCGAGCGCGAATCACAGGGATGGGAGGCACGATGGATCGCATGGATGTTTCAAGTTGTGGCTGCCCTGACATTCCTACAGAGCGCGATTTGCTTTACACACAATGATCTCCATTCCAATAATATTCTTTGGAGAAAGACCGATAAGAAGTTTTTATTCTATCGCAAGAAGGATGGTACAGTATGGCGTGTTCCTACATTTGGGAAAATCTTTACCATTATTGATTTTGGTCGTTCCATTTTTCGGTTAGGAAAACGTCTTTGGGTTTCGGACGATCATTGGCCTGATCAGGATGCAGGTGATCAATATAATTTTGGTCCCTTTTTCGATCACACCAAACCAAAAGTCCAGCCCAATCCATCCTTTGATCTCTGCCGCCTATCGGTCAGTCTTATTGATGGCCTCTTTGACGAAGCACCTCCCAAGAAGAAAGGAAAGGGTGTGTCTGTTATGAGTGAGGAAGATGGCTGGAAAGTATATGAGACACGATCCCCCTTATACAATTTATTATGGAGTTGGACGGTAGATAATAAAGGCAGAACCGTATATGAAAATGAGAGAGGTGATGAGAAGTACGAAGGATTTGAGCTCTACATTCGAATTGCACAGGATGTTAACGGTGCGGTTCCAAAAGATCAACTTCATCGACCTGTTTTCCAACAATTTGTCTGGAAAAACAACATTCCGAAGGAAGAGAAGGTATATTCCCTGGGAGTATAGAGTACAAATTATGTCCTATTTTGATATGTATTGTATGATACACATCAAAATAGCAAACAAAAGGATGATCTCCTTAATTGTTTCCGCAGCACACACTTCCGTCTTCTGGTAGTGGATCACATGGGCATCCGTTGCTGACCGTCGTGCAACCGGTATTCTGCTTACGAAACTCCTTCATGGTTCCGATTTTTACCGTATTGATAATGGATTGATCATAGACACCTAAACGAGCCGAGTATCCCGAAGAGGGGGATGACGAATTCTGGATCCGATTGGTAAAATCGGCGGACTGTACTTTATTCATACGACGTTTTGTAATCTGCGAAGCATCATAGATCGTTGTCGGCATTTCTATCTCCATCCCATAATTTATTTTACCGACCAGCCAAACGAGGAGGTCCAACCTGTAAATCAACCTCTTCCATTCCCATACTTGGGAATTCTGGTAGACCGGATGGCATAGAAAGAACAGGAAATACATCTGGAACCAGAACACCCGTAAAGGCAATTAAGATGGATCCGCTAATAAAATCTTGCAGGAATTGAATGTTTTTATATTCTTTATCCTTGTATTTAGCACCAATAAAACTAAGGATGATAAAGACGATTCCACCCACGAGCATCCATGGGAACCAGACGGGCATCATTTGCTGTTCATTGGATAAAAACACACCTCTCTTGTCCGCATTAGGATAGTGTTTCATAATCATCAATATCAAGTGGTTCAGATAATTCCGGTGCATCCAATGAATCAAAGTCTACACCATCGGATAAAGGTGTTCCTGTTTCGTCCATGATTTCGAGAACCGGAGAGATCTCATTTTTAGAATCGTCTTCATCTGCATCCTGAATCATGTCGGAATCATCCGATGACTCTGCCGAAAAAAGAGAATTGAATGGTCCAAAACTTACTTTTGGCTTATCATCGATAACAATCACCTGAGAAGATGGTGATACAGGTGGTATAACTTGTGCAGGAGCCAATGCAGGAGCCAATGCAGTTGTTAGTGTTTCCTGTATGGTTTCTATGATGGATGGTTCAGTCGGTTTTAAAGGCTCTTCTTTTGGTTGAACCGTCTCTTCCACTGGAAGGGCGATCTCAGGTGGGACGGCTATTTCCTCCTTCTTCTCTTCTTGAACATCCTCTTCATCGCTATCCTCCTTGGTATCCTGCGAAACGAAATCCTTCAAAATCGATTTAACAGGAACCAAACTTCGCACTGCCTGCAAGATGCCTTCGTTCAAAATGGTTTCGATCGTTCGATAGTTTTGCTGTTTTTCAATTCCAGAAATTCCATCTCGAAACAAGTACGTGCTGCTCCAAAGAAGCTTCGAAGTTTCACATAGTACTTTGAACAAGAAGTGGTCTACCTTTGGAATATTGATCTCTACCTTTTTATTGTTGGACGAAAGACGAATGGCCGTAAGAACTTTCGTATGTGCAATGAAGACCGCCGTAAGTAGATCTTCCATATAATCACAACCGCTATTGGTATGAATACGTTGAATCTCTTGACGAACTCGTTCCATATTCCAATCATGAATATCATTCAAATAGGTCTGAAATTGCCATAGAGCACGTTTCGGTTCATGTACCATATCATGTTTCGCTTTCTCCAATAAATCAACAAAGAATTGAAAATAGGCAGGTACTAAAAAGACGCAAAGTTGTTTGGTATATTCAGTGCGTGCATCGGAGTAGACCGATAGAACAGAATCTCGGTTCATTCTTCTTCCTTATGGGGTGTTGTCGAGACCTCAACGAACGCACTATCCAATGTTGAACCCAAAAATGCCCACAATGAACCCGCCACCTCCGTACATTTCCCGTAGTCTTTGAGAACGAATTCTTTCTTTAACAACGAATGAATAAACCTTTCAGGATGATATCCTTGCTTAATATATGAAAGGAGATGATTGGAAGAAAGCCGTGATGATTCTTCTTGTTCTTCTTGATCATGGAATTGCAAGTTTTTCCAGATCTCGGGATAATGTAGCTGCAAATGCACACATTGCTTAACGCGTCGATAAGAATATTCATTTTGTTTCAGGTATAATTTGATCTCTTCTACATTAATCCCTCGTATACCATGAAGATACGATTCTAGATCATTCCACGAAGGTGATCGAATACGCTTAATTCGACAACGAGATCGAATCGGTTCTTGAAGACGACCTGCATCACGACACTCCAGAATAAAGAGAACATCCGACGCATGCGTCTCCAAAATTCGGCGCAAAAACGCCTGGGCCTCAGGCGTCAAATCATCGGCACCTTCTAACCACAGAATGGCTGGCTCCGTTCTTCTTGCCCAAATATGTAATTTCTGTCGCCCATCTCGAAGTGTTCGATCTTTTCGACACGGACACACAAATAATTGTTTTCCCATTTGTTCTGCATACTTCTGAATCCAGTAACTCTTACCGCATCCAGGAGAACCTGTTAGAATCATAGGTGTATGATCCATTATAGATCATAATATATCATATGTTTATGTTCTTATTTAGAGCGAAGCAGGGAACGCACCGACAGGCTGCACACTACTGCTGCACCACCGACAACGACTCCATACAAAAACTGCTCATAACGCGTAAACCAACTTTTCGCCCTCTCAGAAACAGTCTGAGACTCGGATGCCTCGACAGAGGCGTGATCCGAAACTTCAGTAGAAGACTCGCTGGAGGAACCATCTTGGTGGGATTGTTCAAATCGAACTTGATTATCGTATACTTCGTTAGACATCTTTAATGTAGATGAAGTCATCGGTCTTTAGTATCCTTTGTCTTCTGCAAGACCGCTACGAAGATTCCATTATGCCACGCCTTTTGAGCAGGGCTACCAAAAATAACATCTCGATCATCATACGTCGTACGAATCTCTTTACTGTACAAGGTCTTCAGCTTCAAATGATCAAATGATTCCAGAGTACCCTCACGAACATGTCTCCAGTTCCAATCATCCACGATAAAGATAAACGTATCATCCAGGCAATCATAGAAATGAGTTAGGGCACGACCATGATTCTCCTTGGAGTGCTCACCATCATACATGTAAATATTAAAGGAAGGCAATGACTCTACGTCGACCTGGTAGCAATCCTTCTCAATGAAAATGGCATAGTTGTCCCCCTTGTATTTCTTAAAATTCTGAATGAATTCGCTCTTAGGGCCACCAAACTGACTCCAATTGTCAATGCATACCACCTTGGCATGATTGCCGCACATCGCCGAACAAACCGACGACCCCTTCCATGTACCAATCTCAAGATACCGCGCATCCTCGCGATTCAACAAATTATTATAGAAATGGCGTGTCTTGATACCCGACATACCTTCCATCTCAATAATACCCTCCGTTATCTTGGAATGCCCCTTCTCTGCATCTTCAAATGCACGTTCTACGTGCTCTTGAAGGCTAGTCATCTAGTAAGAAAATGTTCATCGGTATTTAAATTGGTTTATTGTGAAGAAAGAAACTTGCGATAGTCCTGAATAGCCGCCTCATCGATCTCGGCATTCTTGCGAAGACTTTGCATCAGAGGGTTATTCTCCACCGCTTCAATTGCCGTATACGTATTACGTTCACGGCTGACATCCAGCTTGAGAGGAACACGGTACTCGACGCGACCAATGTCTCCTACGCCAGGAGTGATATCCATGGATCGATTCACGGCCAGTGCACGATCATTGATAATATCCGTATCCAGCTTCTTCGAATGCTGACGTCCCGGATTTCCATTAAATGTTGCAGTATTACCTGCTCCCGCAATCGGCTTACGACCCTTCGCAATCTGCTCCTTGTTTGGATTGGTACGCATGTTGTACGCGGCGGATACATCCATGGAATCGCTCCATGCACCGTTTCCTCCTGGACCTGTCCAAGACAGGTTTGCAGAAAGCTGAGCCTTTTGCGTACTCTTGGCAACATCATCAGGATCATACACCTTCAGACGCTCAGGAGCTGACGCCGCCGCCATGATACCCATACGATCCAGATAGATAGTGGATTCCTTAACGGTCGTACGAGCAATATCGGTTGGATCCCAGACCGTTATGGCCGCCGCACGATCCACAAAGTTGAATGGTGTTCCCGTCATGCGAATGTTTCCAACCGTTTCACTGCGGCGAGTTGGACGAGAATCATCATTGTATCGAGCCATTACCAATCCATTCTCTGCCGGAACAGCATTGAGAGCCATGACACGCTCCGAAGTCTCATTGCGTTCATTCGGTCGAATCTCAATCGAAGACTTGCCATAATCAGCCTTTTCTCCATCGGTGTCTTTGGTATAGTATCCTGTCATGTCCGCATTACGATATCCGGCTCCACCGTATTGCTGGCCCATTGGTGTACGATAAGAACCTGTGACATAACTCTCTCCAAAATCCTGAGAGGATGCGATACCTTCGTACTCCACAGAGGTTTCTGGACGAGTGGTGTGAGGCATAACCTGTGTCGAACGAACGGCATCCTTGATCAAATCACCTGTCGTAACGAAGAAGCGTTCGCCCGTCTCATCAATGTAAAAGGTATCGGGCTTGTACTTGCGAACCTCGCCCAGATCCTTTGATTCCGCATTCACACCAATAAAATGTCCTCCTGGAATCATGGGTTTGTCATACGTTTCCTTTGGATTGGAAAGAACACGTAGATCATTTGTGTCTTTTGGACGCATGATTTCATTGATTTCCAGTTGTTGAAATCCGCCCTTTCCCGCGACACCAAACTTATCCCCTAAGCCAGCACCTACCTTAGTTGGTTCAAATGGACGCTCTCCGTTGCGAACAACAGGGGCTTGACTCGAAATACGAGACTGAAAGAAATCCGTATTATCCTCCATTCCATGAGGATTTCCATACGGAGCACGAGAGGTTTCAAACATATTTTCGACCTCCTTCTTTCTCATTTGTGTTGACCCATTTCCATTATACATATCGAGTACTCCCGTGTTGGCATGGGGTGCCATGTTTTGTTTAATACGTCCACCATAGAAAGGTTGCATGTTATTATGTTTAAAATCAGAGGAGGCAATACGTTGACCTGAAAGAGGGCTAATAACATAATCACTATCCATGTAATTGGGGCTAGATTCCATTCGATCGGAACGGAATTCTACTTGTGGAATATTGGAATCGATGGGAGAAGGAGAAGGACGTGTGCCCGGGATAGATCCTGGGGCATATGGTGGCTGATTCGATGCATATCCGAACGCCGTACCGTATGGCCCATTGCTGGGCTCAGATGGATAGGTTTGTCCATTCGGCATTTGATACATCAAATCTAGTTCGGGTCCAAATCCTGTTGCAGCAGAACCTTTTGGTGCAACGGTCAGAGGATCGGAAGGTGGACCATGTACAGCGGGCATAAATCCTTCCTTTATACCATCGCGAGTGGGAAGAAGAGGATAACGTTTTTCGGAAGGTGGATTCATTTGTGCAGAGCCTCTTTCTATACTAGAGGCTACCGTGGCTGGTTTCTTTTGGCCTGTTTTGGAGACCACGAAACCCAAACCCAAAAGACCAGCGAGGGCGGCGATTTCCATACTACATGTTTCTACCTTTAATTTTTTCATACCAGACGAATGATTTCGGAGGGGATGAAAACAAATACTAAAGCATAAACCATACATCTTATTAGCATCAGAATGTCAATTCATTTAACACATGAACAATTGGATACCTATGTATTATCTGATGGAAAAACCATCATCGCTACGGTTACCAATCATGGATATCTTTTGTATACCCTCAACATGTTAAAAAGTATGAGACCATTTGGTCTCGAACATAAGATCTTGATTCTATGTCTCGATCGAAGAGGTGCTGTAATTCTTGAGAAAAAAGGGTATCGTGTAATATGCATTGATCATGCCATTAGTCGATTTTGTCCATGGAATACCAAAGGATACGATCAAATCTGCTACTTGAAAATGGAATTGGTGTATCGAATTCTGTCTTTTAATAAGAATGTTCTGTTGGTTGATGGAGACATTGTTTTCCTGCAGAATCCTATGAGAGATATATTGCAATGGAGAGATGAGCCAGGCGAGGTTTGGATTCAAAATGATGCCCAGAATGATCGGGACACAAACAATTTGTGCACGGGTTATCTCTATATTCGTTCTAGTCCTCTTATGATTGAATTATATGATTGTATATCGCCTCAGGGGCATAATAATTACCAAAAATGTGCATTCGATAATAACGATCAAACGTACTTTAACAAGTATGTCAAGCCTCATTGCAAAGTAAACGCTCTTCCTTTGGAACAATATCCGAATGGAAAAATGTTTTATGATTATTTGAAATCGGTTCGCCCCGAAATTGTCATGATTCATTTTAATTGGGTAAAGGGTCATCTGAAGATGGCTAAAATGAAAGAACATAAATTGTGGTTATTGACGGATGAGGAAGAATATTAATCAGGGACAATCGTAAACTCTCCTCCGTAGGTTTGCATTTCTTTGTATGACTCGTCAACTTGATCAAGCCTGTCATGCTGTAATGCAGGAGTTTCCCTTGTACATAAAAAGACACATTTACACCATTCTAGTAATTCTTGCAACATACTACTCTATCGCATATGCTTTTCGTGCCCTAGCTCCGCAATGGGAGGCTGTTGAAATGGAGTATAACACGCTTTCGTGCGATGGGTATTATATTTCTCCTTATCCATATCGCGAGAGGGAATGAAGAAGTCAAATGGAGTTTCAAATGCTTCTTGTGGATTATGGAATAAGGTATCCCATCGATTCCAACCGGTGGCACGAAGGGTACAGGGTGGATCAACGAGACGAGCAAAAGTTAAAGGAATATTTTCATCTTGGGCATGTTGAAGGCGAATTTGGTTATTTCGATTGGAGTCGGGATGATACTGAGCGGTATCACATCGAATCTTCGTTCCAAGACGATCAATTCCTTTGAGATCCGACTCGACATCTGTTTTCCATTCACCCTTGACCCAGGAGTTTCCAGAGCGCTGAAGACGGCTGGTGGGTGCTACAGGAAATGTTGTTGGGCAATTAGCAGCAGGTGGATTTAAATAATAACGGCTCGCATATGACGTAATGCGCATGTCATCGACTTGATGAAATGGATCATTCCGTAATCGGGTGAGCGCTTGTTGGGTGCAGGGTAGCGCCATTCTTCTTACCATGATTAATATTTTTCAGGCTTCTGACAAACTTCATTGACCATCGGTAGAGGGGCAACAACAGATGGATAAGCCATCATTTGATAAGCCGGTAAATGATGTTTCTCTACATGAATATTCAACGATACTTTATTATTCTCTCGAACAATCTGTTTTTCAGATAGCCGAGGAGGCTGATATTGACGAGACGGGCAAAAGGTATTCGGGATGTTGATTCCTCGTAGGTCCGATTCTAAATCCACTTGATTCCCTTTAATGACACTGACTGCATTTCCTCCTACCAATCCTAATACATGACGATGTGGCGTAGGATGCACTTCCTGTGAATGTAGTTCGTCATAATGTTGTGGATTTTCTCTTTTTTCCCAATGAGAAGAAAGCAGTGGACCGTATGCTTCCGATAAATTGCTCAAATAGATGGACATTCTATTCGACCGATGTAAATTAATTTGTGAAAATTGACAGGCAGTCGAGTGGATAATCAAATCGACACATCATGCCGCATTTAATTCTCTCTCTTGATGGCAACATTGGTGCAGGAAAATCCACTCTTCTCTCTGAAATCCGTCGAGCACTTCCTGAAATTCACGTCGTTGATGAACCGGTGGGTCAATGGACATCTCTTATTCATTCGAATGGGAAGAATCTACTAGAACTCTTTTATGAAGACAAAAAGCGATGGGCGTATACCTTTCAAAATTGTGCCATTCTAACGCGTCTTAAAAATATTAAGGATGCGGTAGAACGTTTAGACCCCAATGAGTTCAATGTCATTCTTACGGAACGTTCTGTACTAACCGATAAATATGTGTTTGCACAAATGCTGCGTGATGCAGGCGACATTGATTCTCTAGAGTGGGAATTGTATGACAGCTGGTTCAATATCTTTAGTGCACAGCACCGAGTAAACGGAATCGTTTATCTTTCCACGAGCTCCATGACATCCAAGGAACGCATTCATATTCGAAATCGCCAAGGTGAGGATCGAATTCAATTGGATTATCTCGATGCATTGGATCGTCAGCATAAGAAATGGATTGAGGAGACGGATCTTCCTGTTCTTACTCTTTCCACGGAACCGGGTGCCTCATTGGAACAAAATCTTCAAAAAATCAAAGAATTTATTACAACACTTCGAGACAAATATACGTATGATATGACTAAACTATAACTTGAGCTCCTAGATTATCTTGATAGTGAGATCGTTGTGCAACAGATCGCTGATGTAAATTCTTCTGAGCCATAGATTGATGCAACTGCTGCACCGCTTCCTGTCTATTTTTCTTTGATAGAGAATTCATAAGGAGATTTCTCTCAAGTTTCTCTTCTTTTTCATAGGACAGTTTCTTAGATTCTTTTTCTATGCGTCTCTCTTCGGCGATTCGTTGTTTTTCTATGCGTCTCTCCTCTGCCAGTCGCTCCTTTTCCTCACGAAGTCTCTCCTTTTCCAGACGCTTCTCCTCATATCGTTGACGACGTATTTCCATTTCTTGTTCCTTCAGCACTTGTCTTTCTGCTCGACGCTGTTCTGCATGGGCACGCTTCTGATCCTGAAGTTGTTTACGACGTTCCATTTCTTGTTGTTTTGCCATCTGAACCTCTTTCTTCTGTTCCAGATGAGCCCGCCGGGTTGCATTTCGTTCATTACGCATACGACGGAGAGCATTCTGTTTTTCCTGTGCGGCACGTCGGGTTGCATTCCGTTTTGCTTGATGATGAGCACGATATCGTTCGATAAAATTTCGACGGGTTCGATGCGACATTTGCCGCAGTCGATGTTTTAAGGCATTTCGCCTTGTATGACTATTTGTCATCTTCTACATGGATGTAAGGAAATATGATAATCATTCGTTTTTTCGAATGATTATAATATAAAAAAAATCAGATAAATCTTAGCAGTTCACATCACGGAGATAGGAACGGGAAGGGATTCCTCCATTAACCCAACCTGGTGCAGCGACTTCGGGAATCAGATTCTTTGGATTTTGGACATTATCCTTTAGAACAGGAATCATCGGGGTGTATTGCTGAGAGAAGAACTGCTCAGATACCGTACCACATTCTTTGCCCATACGCACCTGCTCGGAATGAAGCAAGAGGCTCTCAACATCACGAGAGGGGTTGCCTCCTTGCATAAAGGGGACCGTAAGGAAAGGACGGGCTTGTGGGCGAATCTGACAGCGATTGTTCTTAAAAGCGATCTGATTACGAAGAACAGAATCGGCATCGATAGCTGCATTGTTGAATCCAAACCCTTCACGGGGATAGAGGAGCAGTTGGTCCGAGGCAACGGGGTTCACGCCGGTAGCTTTTGGAACCAAATTGGTAGTCATATAACGTCCTGGGCCAACCGATTGGGAATAAAACGATTGGATGCCACATAGGTCATCTCGGGAATGCGTTAATCGGTTAATCTCCATGATCTCTACACGAATGAGTTATAAAAAATATCGAGACAACTCGATGACATGCCAACGTGATTCGAATTACAGAATCTTATCAAATCCCTTTTCAATAATGTACTCTTTCATATTCTTTGTTTTCATTCCTAGATTACAAGTCTTACATATTGGGCGTAGATTCGTTATGTCATCGCTTCCACCGTCTGCCCGCGATATGATATGCCCTACATGAAAATCGTCCCGTGTTATCCATAAGGTTCTACAGCACAAACATTTATGCTTAAGTACATCGAGATCAATATACAATGACCATACCATGCGCCGATCGCACGCCCCACCAATTTCAGGCTTTTTCTTTGGAGGTTCCACAGGCGCTGGTTCTGGCTCAGGATCTGGTTTCGATTTTTCCTTTATTCCATCATGAATCTTATACATTGTTTCGACAAATGCTGCATGAATGGGGCAATCATCACGGAATGATACCTTTGTGGTAGAAGGTGTGGGATAAGAATCGGCGGAAGAAACGTCAAAGTTCACAAATCCAATGTATCCATTTATGCTATTATGATTTGCTCCTTTTCCACGAAAGAATTTGTGTGTAGGTCTAGCTTCGATCATTCTCCCTGCAAGGGAGATGTGTATGCGGGACCAGAACTGATTCTTTTGACCATATCGTGGAAACTCTTTTTTAAGATTGAATGCAGTGTTTCCTTTTACAGTTATATGATACAACACATAACGCATTTTATCATGTGTATCATTATGCAGAATAACTGCATTACCGTGTTCTACCTCTTTCTCCACACATTCTTCAAATGTGGTCCAATTATTAATTTTGGATGATTCTTTCAAATGGATATCTCCATAACGGACTTCGAGTACAAATTCAGTCTTGTTAAAATGGGAGCGAGAATACCTAGTTCGATACATTTCTTTGATTGCTTCAAAGATCTCCTTTGGTGTTTGAACCTTTAATTTCGATAGATCGAATTCGATGATCCATTCTGCTCCAGATGGCATAAGTATGGTCTCATCATCTGGATCTTCAACGAACTCTTGATCTTGCCCAATAAATGGAGCAACCGTTGTTTGAAGACAATCGTGATGTCCGCGCGCGTTTTTATTGCGATAACGAAAGGTCCATTTTGCAGTTTGATTATCGGGACATAGTTTGGCAACCGCTGTTTTGGCACCACGACCATATTGATGGTGAAGATCTGTTGCTTTTTTGCTTCCCATCGAAAACAATCGTTGTTGACCCTTACGAGATAGACCATTTCCATTATCGCGTACACGTAGAATCGCACTTGATTCTGATAGTATTTCAACCGATGTAGAAATCATGGATGCATCTCCATCTGAAATAGAATTATCGGATAGTTCTGGAAGAATGAGAATGGGTTCTGGAAGATCATCTGTATATGGTAGCTTTTCCCCAGCAATTGCGCGCCATAATCCATAGATTTCGTTATTCATAATTGCAATGGACAACATGACCATCGCAAATATCAAATTTTATGAAATTGCATTTATGAAATCATGTTCACTCAATCAGCTCCATATTTGACAGTTCCTTCAAATAACGTTTAGAACAGGTTTCTACCAGAAGACCATTTGCATATACACCATAGTTCATATAGTAATCGTCGTGGTCGAGAGCAATGTGATAAATGGTATAGAGCCCCGCTTTCTCGTAGACTGCAGCACGCTTATCAACGCATGCTGGGAGACGAGCCTTTCCATCCGTAAGATAGATCTTACCAAGTGTCTCTGTCACTGCAGAACGTTGCTCCTGATCGACAAAACGATCGACCAATACCGAATGGCAACCCGTTATGACCAATTCTTCTGTAAGTTCAGGGTACTGATCCACACGGCATACATAGAGCTGATCCTTGATACGCTCAGAAGTGCATGCATGATACATCGTGCGCTTACCGATCATGTTGATGGGTTTCAGACCATGCTGGTAGGTCTCGACCAAATCTCCCTTATGAAGGTCCTGAATTGCACGATATCCTTTATCGGTTAGAATCATAGAGTCCTCCTTGAAGCAGACGACGTTTCCATTGCTACCGCTAAATGGTGTAAGGCTGAATAGATAGGTCACATTTCCATATACATCAATGTAATTACCTGTGCTGGAAGACGTCTGACCATACATATTGTAATCACCCTGAGTCGATCCATACAAATAGGGAAAGCTAGTCACATTGCAGCCACCGCCATCAAAACAGAGCCATCCTGGGTAGTACAGATAGGTTGGACCTCCATTACCACCGGTTGATCGGATATTGACCGTAGGATTGGTGGAGTCATAGAAGTTTTGAACAATATGCGTTGAATCATCGACATCAAAAAATCCAGTAAACATGATCGCATCTCCTTGACCTGCATCGAGTAGTCGGATATAATATCGCGTGACTGTCATTTTTCTATAATGGATAATGATATTATTTTTAAATAGTATCATTATCTTATCTTAAAGCTTACATATTACATGTTTTGCGACATCCATGGAATATGTCCATCTGTTCCACTCGAACAGACTTCACGACCACCCTCCTTACAGGTCTTACCTGGAATCTTGTACAGCCAGTCCGCAAATGAACCTTGATCATTAGGTACCGTAGTAGAAGGTTGCGTTACAAATTGTCGCTGCCCCTGGCTCTTTCCAAAAACATCGGTTGGATCTGAAAACCATTGAACTCGGAAGAAATCGTCCATGGTTTGCTTGACAGTGGCATGACCAACCGGTGCAGCCTCAGGGCGATGAGGATTGTATTTCATCTCATCTACCAAAACATTCATAAATAAGTTTCGAGAGGATGGAGGAGTATAATCAGGCAACGCCGGCCCTGAATAGGGGTGGGCATCCACTTCGATTTGCCCTAACGGGGATGACTCTACAGGTTGAACACTTCCCTGTGATGATCCTCCATTCACGAAATGCTCCCTCAAAGGTGCCTGATACCCTCCTACTGGATCAACAGTCGCAGTATATGGAAGAGTATAATAAGGGTCAACTGGTGTTCCCGATGGAGATGTCGGGCTACCCTGTGCTTTTTTGACAATTACTACCGGATCAGGCGTTGTCATAACAATCGCAAATGCAGTTATGCCACCGAATAGGACGCCGACGACAAGAGCAGATAGACCGCCTACCACGCTGGCAATCATTCCCAAAAAGAGGGACAAAATAACGATCCGGGTAATAAAATTCCATTTTGAATGCTGACAAGTTGGTTGATATTGTAATCTAAATTCCCTAAAAAGGACCGACAGATCCTTCCAAAAAGGGGGTTCGCATCCTTTCTTATCACTCATTCCCTAACCCGTATCAACTTTATTTCTTTTTGTTGCCTACACCGCTTTTTGCGTTGCTTGCGTTGTTTGATGCAACCTGTTGTTTCTTCTCGAGTTTCTTTCGTAAACGATCGCGAACGGTTGCAAGACGTGCACTACTCTCTTTTCCTGCAGCACGAGCAATATCCATATCCTCCATTCCAAAAGCACTCTTGAGACCACTCATCATATCCACAAAACTTGAATTTTCAGAAAATTCCTTCATGAGTTCTTCCGCTTCACGAGCAATTTCCTGAGGACGAATCGCACCCGACTGTACCTTTTGCTGAAGACGTTTTCCGATTTTAGCAATGGTTTTCTGAATGATTCCAGGATTGTTCGTAAAGGTCGAAATCAAAATATTAAATGCCCGGGATGGATCCTTCTCACATTCCTTTAACATTTCAGGACTAATTCCGAGATCATCTGGAGTAATGTCCTTGACCAACTCTTGGGCCAACTTGGCAAGATGACCCTTCAAGAATCGTTCAGGGAGCTTGGGGATTCCATTCTCAAACATACCCTTCAGATCAGGACCCTTCTCATCTGACGCTGCGTTGGACCCATCGCCTGGTTGGAAGAACATCATGAACTTTTTAATAATGGCTGCAAAGTCAACACTCTCCAGTTTCTTCTTCATCTCATTCATAGCATCCTCCATCCATTCTGGCTTGGCATTGTCTCCAAATCCAGCCTCCATGAAACAACAGATCGAAACGATACGAACATGCTCCCAAATTGCCTTCTTGGTATTCTCAGAAAGTGTGATCCATACCTGATCTTCGATGACAACGCCTGGAAGAATGGCACCCGGATTCTTCATATGATCATCTTGTCCTCCCAATGTATTTGCTACCTTGACCTCTTGATGAAAGCGATTCAAGCGTGCGACCGGATCCAAAGCGGCCGCCGCCTGAATCTGTACCGTATATTCGGGAAGGGCTCCCAATACATCCTCCACGAACTCGTTGTATTTTGCCTGAAAAACAGATGGTTCCTCGCTTGATGCAGCCATTTCTTCTTAGGTATTATGAAAAACCCTTTACAATATACCACACTATGATTGTGCCGTGGCCTTTTCGCAGAGAATGCAAAGAACCTTCAGGTATTGCCAAATGACATCTTGGTTTGTCTTACCCATTGTATCCCAGTATTTGTCAAAAATAGAAAGTGCCGAAATCATTTCATTAAACTGATTCGAAATCTTTCGTTGTGCAACTTGACGAAACACGACGGCGTTTCTCTCGTAGACGGCAGTAGAGCATTCTTTGTAGACATGTTCGTTAAAGAGATCAAGAATGAGCCGTGGATTAATCTTTTTGGCCCCTTTAATCGCCTCGGTCGCCATTTTAATATCCTTATCTTCCGGAAACGTGGAGCACAACTCGTCAAAGAGATTCACGAGTTGTGTATTAAATGCACTCAGAAGAGACATTTCCTATAGAATCTAGGGATTCATATCTTTAGATTACTGACGAGCAACACGTTGTGGGATTCCGATTTCACGTGCCGCTTTATATTGTTCCATTTGGGCGTCCAGCATTTCTTCCTTCTTGCTACGTTTCGCATTCGAGTTGGTGGTTTGAAAGTTGGATGCCTCTCTGGTACTTACTGCATCGCCGCCTCCCAAATAGGTGAAGTTGTGTTTCATCGACATACCGCCATTTCCTTGTGCAGAAGTGTCCGCTCCAATAAAGGAATAACTGTCTCCGTAGCTTCCACCCATCTCCGAATCTAAGTAAGGTTCAGGCTCTGAGGCGGCAGATGCGGCTCCACCATTGCTCTTTGAACCACCGCCTTCTTTCATTTTACGTTCATACAACCAATTCATAACCTCGCTGTTCGTACGTGGCTCAGGCTCTCCTGAAATGACAAGTGTCGGAGTCTGTTTGAGCCAGCTCGGAAGAGCGGGACGATTCGGACCCGGATCGACACAAATAAATCGAAATTCCTTGGCATAGTTTGTTTTTGAGATTTCTTCGACAAATACTTTTGACCAATCGCAACGGTTCGAATAGAAACAAATATGAACGGGGGCGGGTCGGCTCATCCTTTTCTTCTATACGAACGAATCGGAATCGGCTTGAACGCAGAATCGTAAAATTTGATGCCGATGAGTTCGGAGGATAAGATAGAATGAATCCCATGCAATTTTCTGAACTCCAAAAACATGACGACGGTCGTACGTACACCTTCAAGATGGTAAACAGTCATGTAACCTATGCGAATACATTGCGTCGTCTCATTCTTACAGGTGTCGAGACGGTTGCTTTTCGTGCGGACATGACGTCGACCGGATCCACAACCGATGTTTCTGTAAAGAAAAACGATACTCCGATGACCAATGAAATGTTGGCCGATCGGGTTGGCCTTCTTCCCATTCATGTAAAAGATCCACAGCACTGGAACAATGATGAATACCAATTTACACTGAAAGTCGACGGAGATAAAGATCGTGTACGCTACGTGACCTCTGGCGACTTTAAAATTAAATCGATGATCGTATCGGATGAGGATGATCACAAAGAAATTTCTACCGAACAATTCTTTCCTAAAAATCCCCTAACGGGTCAGACTTGTTTGATTGCTACCCTTCAACCCGGCACAGGTCCCAGTCAACAGAGCATTGAAATCGTAGCAAAAGCCACAAAAGGAACAGGACGCGAACATGCTCGGTTTTGCCCCGTTTCACAGTGTTCCTATGAATATACACTTGATAACAACCCTCAGAGACTCGATGAAATGTTTGTTCAATGGATGGCAGTGGCCAAGAAAGTAGTTAATGTAGACAAGGCTTCGGAGCGTTATGCAGAACTTCAGCGCGAGTTCAATACAATGCAACGAAAGCGTTGTTTCCTTCTTAATCAAAAGGGTGAGCCTTACAGCTTTGACTTTACGGTGGAATCCGTGGGAGTACTCGATGTATCCTACATTGTTGAGCGTGCATGTGAAGTCGCCGAGAATATATGTCTTCGTTATGTGAACTTGGACAAAGGGGACCTTCCAGATGATATTTCACTTTCAACCGCTGATTCTCGTGTGATTGGATACGATTTCCTGTTTCGTGGACA